GATCGGTATCGATAGACTCATCAACCACATTGAAAGAGGGGTCTATTGATACCTCAAGGATGTTCGTTGATAAATCCGCAACTGAGCCACTCGTTAGCTCTTCATTACTAAATGGATCGGTTAATACCCATGAAGCAGAAGACGCAATTTTCCCTTCTCCAATATCGAAGGAAATAACTTTGCTTTGGCCACTTGCGATCTTATCCACGATTACTCACCCAAAATTTTATTAATCAAAGTCGTAATTCTTACGCCCTTAGTTTTGATGCCTTTTGCTTCAGCAATCTCAGCAATTGCCTTACGCCCTTTTTCATCAGCGATCTTATCCAGCTCTTCGCGGGTATAAGACTTAGTGACTTCTGAATCAGTAATCGGCTCTTCCTGTTTCACGGGCTCGTCCGATTTGGCAACTTCTTTTTTGGCTTCAGGTTTTTCAACCTTTCGATCTTCAGCTTTAACTACGCCCAGATCATTGTTGGGAGCGGCAGTGTCTTTGTATTTATCGCTGTGCTCGTAGTCGGTAACCTCTTCGCCTTTAAGACTCTTGAGATTAAAAACAGCGCCCAAACGATTAACTTCTGCCTGTGGGATGTCATCAACTGACACACCCTTCTCAAACTTCCAAGGCCCCAAGTAATCTGAAAATTGCTCGTAACCTTGATTTATGATTTTGACTTTTGGCATGAATCAAACCCTCAAAGACAAAAGGGGCTTTCGCCCCTAATGTTTATACGTTGGTGATACCATCAGCAGACGCAAGAGACTTGGTTGACTTAAGAGCCAAGCCAAGATAAGCCTTCATACGGGTGCGGATAGAATCTTCGTCTTGAACAGTGCCAATGTTCTCTACTTGGAAGCCAGCAGGAGCGCCTTCTGGGTAGATACCATGTAGGCCGTCGGCCTCATTCAAGCGAGCAGCGTAGATGCTACATGTGTTGCTGGTTGAACCCTTGGTGACATCGCCAGCGATGAACTCATTCTTAAGAATTGGGACGCCGTTGTAGGTCAACATTGGGCGACCAAACTCTTCCATCATCACCATTGCTGGCTCTAGACCGCCTGCTGTGCGAAGCAAGTTTTTATAAGCGCGGATTGTGCCTGGACGCATGAAAATCGCATCAGCACCGTTAGGCACTGCATCTAACAACTCATCCAGAATGGAGAATGTCAGGGCATTACCGTTTACGCCTGTATCGATGATGTCAGAGCCTTGAGCCATAACTTGAAGGCCATCAGGCTGTTTGTTTGCTGCTTGGCCAGTGATGAAGGCTTGACGCCATTGACGAGTCATACCTTTGATCTTGGCTGCAATTTGAACCGCCAACTGAGAGGTTACGTCAGATGTTTGTAGAGCGATCAGCTTGTCAATATCAACATCGCCAATCAACTTACGAACTACAGCAGTTACCTCTTCGAAGGTGCTCGCGCTTTCAGTAACTTTTTCGTATTCATTCAACCAAGAGCCAGTAGCCAAGGTTTTTTCACGGTTGTAGGTGTAAGCTTTGCCTGAAGTTGGTGTGAACGGCAGAATCACAGAGACTTCATCTTGATCGATAAACTCTTCGATGACGCCGCGCACCAAATCGTCTTCAGATAGTTTTGCTGCTTCTTCACGAAGTAATGGCATGGTATTCCTCCACATTGCCTAAAATAATGTAAGTAATTTCTTACTTACTATTCGAGACGCATTTGCGCCATCAAAGACAATGTGGGGATCACACTGTCTTTAGTTCTTTTGCTGTTTCAGAAGAGCATGGCCAATGCGAGTTTTGCCATGTAGATCTTCCGTATTACTCTTACCTTTGCCTGAACCCTGGTTGTTAGACTTACTTCCCGCGCCGTCTTTGCCCTTGGCTTTCAGGAAGTCGTCTTTGTTGGGTTCAAGACTGATAATCTTTTCAATGGCCTTATCGAAGCTTACTGGGTTGCTCTGGGCATCCACTAAAGGAGCGCGATCTTTTGCGCCTCGTGGCTTGTCATAACCAACTACCTTGCCGTCTTCAACGTCAAAGTGATCGCCAAACATGCGTCTCGCCATTTTTCCTGTCAGCAAAGTTTCCGATGTCAGGAAATTACTGTTTGAGAATTCAGCGCCAACAGTTAGCTCAACGATTTGGCCTCGTAGCTTTTCAGACTCAGCATTGCTGGCAGCAAGTTCAGTCTTAAGGCCGTCAATTTCTTCGTTGTGCTGCTCGATCATTTGAGCTTTGATCTTGTCGAACTGGCCTTTCTTCTCAGCGTCTTCAAGTTCACGCTTCTTGGCTTCTTCTTGAGCCTTTTCTTCTTTCTCGATCAGGTCTTTGTATTTATCAAGATCAACACCATCAAACTGCTTTAGTCGCTCGCTTAGGTCGTTGATTTTGTCTTTACGCTTCATGGATTCGGCGATAACCTTTTGTTTCTCGCCTTTTTCCGACTCCAACTTTTTCTTTAACCCGTCAACGTCATCACCATCGTTGTCAGATTCACCGTTGCCGCCAGAACCAGAGTTGCTACCGTCAGATCCTTCTGATCCACCGTTGCCCCCTGCTCCACCACCGCCTTCGCCGCCATCGGCTTGTTCAAGAAGTCGGTTTTGCATTTCTAACCATTTGCGTAAATTCATACATTTCTCCTGATCTTTATCTTGATCTTTCTTTGGTCTTTATCTCGACCTACCGTAAGTAATTTATTACTTATTATTGGACTCCAAATCCTCAGATTTAGGGTCTGATTCGGCTTCAGGCCGAGAATTACTTAATAAACTTTTGCTTAAATCCAGAGAGTCTTCCCAGGTTTCAAGGCTTTTCATTAGCCGCTCTTGCTTGTCTTTTCCTGAAGCCTTAAACAGCTTCTTAATGACAGACTTGAACTGCTCTTTTCTTACTTCCATAGGTGCAGAGATAAGCAACAAATCGTTGGCAATCTCTATCTCGTCAGAAAGCGACTTAACATCAAACTCTCTTGGGTAAGAAACTTTGTAGTCACCAATGTCAGATTCACTCCACAGACATACGATTTCACAGATCTCATTCTCGGCTCTCTCAAGGATTTTAGCTTTGGATGATAAAAGTGAATTCACACGGTCAAAGTCGTAAGCTTTTGCAACGCCAGAGCTGTTATCGATTCCAGCAGAGTTGTCCTGCTTAGTTCGCTCTCCGGCTACACCTACTGAGTGATAAATCTCATTAATGACTTGTTGGATAACGGTGATAATTAATTGAGCTTGCTTAGGGTCTGGCGAAAGAAAGAACGGAGTTCCACCTTCTCCATCAAACGTGAATACACGCTTTGTTCCCATTTCAACCATGTGCCTTTCTGCATCAGAACCAGGCGTTAACGCTTGTGCGGGAATCGCAAGCTGCGAGAACGTTTGATCCTGAATAATGGCGTCAAGGTTAGACAGATAATTAGCAATAGCTCGATCTAGGTATGCAATGTCACCAATCAGAGCCGGACAACTGTATTTACTGTCTGTCTCTGCATTGTCGATGATTACTACGGGAACACGGCCAAGTTTGTGATCCCCTTCATCTGTAACATGATACTTAGCGCTTTTGCTTTTTTTACTGGGCTTCTCAATCAAATACCATTTTTCTTTTGTCCAAAGGCGGTATCTCTCGGAAACTTCACCTGATCCCTCAAACGGATTGTCATCATCTCGGGTGAACTCTCTAATCAATATCCAAACCAGATCTCCGCTGTCGTCAAACGCCATATCCAACACATCTGTTGGCAAAACAATGTAGGCGTAGGTCTTAACGTGATTAGCGTCAGATTTGCTTCTTCCACTAACTTCGCCAGATCTATCGATCACAACGTAGCTTCGTCCAACCATCGAAGATAGCCTGCTCGCTAACTTCATAAAATCATCGATTGAAAACGAAGCTTTTCCAGAGCCTCGGGTATCTTCGAGGAACTTGGTAAGATCAGAGTTTACATTTTCCTCTGGCCTTTCAATTGTTGGTCGGAATAAATACTTATTGACCAGATCAACAATCTCTCGTGAATGATTAAATCGATAAGCGCGTTCCAGGCGTTGATTAAACTCATCATTGCCCTCTTTGTGATAACGAAAAATGTTATCCTTGAACCACTTGCGGCCACCATAATAGGTTGCATACAAAAACTCCCAGTGATCAGACAATGAGTCGTATTCTGGGTGCTTTCGCTTAATAACCTTAGTAGCATCAACTTTATCATTCATAGTTGGTATTGAAACATAAATAAGCCTATATGTAAATAAGCGCTTACTTACTTTTAC